GATTGGGATGGAACGGCGGCCCATTGAAGAAGACTGCCACGAAGGCAGCGGGACAGGACAACCTTGAGAAGGCGCGAAGCGATTTTCGCGTCTTCCTTTTCCTGACCTGGGAAGCCCTGGGGCTGCCGGTTCCAACTCCAATCCAGTATGACGTCGCCCGCTTCCTTCAGCATGGTCCAAAGCGCGTCTCCATCCAGGCGTTTCGCGGCGCCGGAAAAAGCTTTGTCACGGCGGCCTTCGCCGTCTGGGTTTTGCTGAACGATCCGCAAAAGAAGATTCTGCTTGTTTCGGCCAGCAAGTCGCGCGCCGACGCGATTGCGACCTTCATCATGGCGCTCATCTACCAGATGCCTATGCTGGCGCACCTCATCCCGAAGGCTAATCAGCGGCAATCCAAGCTCGAATTCGACGTCGGACCGGCCACAGCCGATCAAAGCCCGTCGGTGAAATCGGCAGGCATCAATGGCCAGATTACCGGCTCGCGCGCTGACCTCATCATTTCTGACGACATCGAGGTTCCGTCCAATTCGGCGACCATGGATCAGCGTGAGAAGTTGGCCGAGAAGGTCAAAGAGTTCGCGGCGATCCTGAAGCCGCTGCCGGATTCGCGCATCATTTACCTCGGCACGCCGCAAACCGAGGAGTCGATCTATTCGAAACTCGACGAGCGCGGGTTTCAAACGCGCGTTTGGCCTGCCGAAGTTCCGGACCGGGGACAAATCGATTCTTACGGGTCGAAGCTCGCGCCGATGATTGCCAAAATGGCGGAGACGATGACGCCCGGCTCGCCTACAGAGCCGGTCCGCTTCTCTACTGAAGACCTCGCCGAGCGTCGGGCCGAGTATGGGCGGGCAGGGTACTCGCTGCAATTCATGCTCTCGACGGCTTTGTCCGATCAAGAACGTTATCCCCTGAAATTGCGCGACCTCATTGTCGCCGAGACGACCGCTGAGCGGGCGCCTATGTCCTATGAATGGCTACCGGACCCGCGTCGCGAATGGTCGAAGCTGCCAAACATGGGTATGGGCGGCGACCGCTATTTCCAGCCTGCGTCTTATTCCGAGACTTTCAGCGACTATTCCGGCTCGGTCATGGCAATCGATCCGTCCGGCAGGGGCGCCGATGAGACGTCTTACGCGGTTGTGAAGATGCTCAACGGTTTTCTCACGGTGAGAAAATGCGGGGGGTTTCCTGGAGGCTATGACGATGAAACCCTCAGAAAGCTTGGTGACATAGCCAGGGCCGAAAGGGTCAATCACGTTGTGGTCGAATCGAATTTCGGCGATGGCATGTTCACCGAGCTTCTGCGCCCGGTGCTGACGAAAATCTGGCCGTGCTTTTTGGAGGAAATCCGTCACTCCGGGGTATCGAAAGAGCGTCGGATTATCGACGTGCTGGAGCCCGTCATGGCTCGGCACAAACTCGTATTCGACCGCAAGGTCATTGAGGACGATTACGAGACCGCCAGAGCCTACAGCGGCGACAATGTCTTCACCAAATGCCTGATGTACCAATTGACGAGGATATCCTACGCCAAGGGCGCCCTGAAGCATGACGATAGGCTCGACGCGCTGGCCATGGGGGTCGGCTATTGGACCGAGAAGATGGGCGTCGATCATGCGCGCGGCATTCAAAAACTAAGAGACGATGCCTTCGACAAGGAGCTGCGAGACTTTTCAGAGGGCGTCCTCGGCTTTAAGAATAGGTCAGGCACCCGCTGGATGAATATTCGGGGCCGTTAGAAAGGACCCCATGCGCCTTCTGCTCTCCGCCCTGATCCTCGCGGGATTGTCCGCTCCGGCTATAGCTCAATCCTCAAACGATATGATCCCCGCCTGCAAAAGCTACATCAACAAGCAACTACCAAAGGACAATTTTGCCGTTTGGAAACAGGGGACGTGTATCGGCATGATTCAGGCCCTCATGTTTACGGGTCACGATTTTGCCCGCGCCCCCATATGTCCTCCGGTCGGCGCCACAGCAGAACAAGGGGTCCGCGTTGTCGTTGCCGCGATTGAGAAGGACCCTGCCTCCATGCACATGAATTTCGCCGTTGACGCTGCCATTCATCTTCACTTCGCATGGCCATGCAAAGCAAAGCCGACGCGCTGAGACTCGATAAAAGATATCGTCAGAAGTGCCTCTGAATTGGTATCATTTGGAATATTTCGACGGGACGGGTTGGTCGCCTCGCTGCGCGCCTAATCTCACGCGCATATTGCCCGTCGAAAAGAGGAGTCCATGTCAGGGCATGTTCATGGACTCCTCGCCGTTTCGGGATGAGTTCGCGCACGACCATCCTGAGAAAAGCCCCCGGATCGTTTCCTAGTCATTTCCGGTCCGGGGCGCTTGCCCTCTGCTAAGCTTCAAGTTGCCAAGCTGTGCCGGTAGTTTAAGTTGCCGGGGGAATTGGAGCCTGGGCAGCATGGAAGACAAACACAAAAATTCGCCATATTGGAACCTGCCTCGCGTACTTGGGGCTGCGGGCGGAACAGTGCTTATCCTCGCCGTCGGCTGGAAAGTTATCACCGCGTCGTTCGTCGTGGACCTAACCTCATTCTCGTTCTCTGATTTCCTATCGATGATCTTGGCACTATTCTCGATATGGCTTTCGCTGATCTTCTATCTAAAGGCGAATGAGACGAGTAATTCATTCTACCACAACACGTTCACCTTCACGAAGGAGACGTCTGAAATCCTTGGTCGGATCGAAGCTGGGTTCAGCGAGCGTCTTCGCCGCATTGATGAGACGCAAGTTCGCATCGGTGATCGCATGGACAAGATGCCATTGTCGTTCACGGAAGCGACGCGTCAAATCGAGGAAGGCAGGAAGACAGCGGGAGAGGCGGAGGAGAACCGCGATAACCTCCTGCGAGAGTTGACGGAGAAGGCTGGCTTGCAGGACGCGCAGCGAGACGAGTTCTTGCGAAGGATTCGCGAGCAGGACAACCAAATCGCAGAAGCGAAGCAGCAGATCTACGAGCTTCGTGCAGGCATGGCCCGTGAAGAAGCTATCCCGACACGCGAAGCGACTTACATCAATTCGACGTCTCGTATGGCTCACAGGCTCCTAAGTCAGTTCCTCATGGCGCATCCTGGGCTTCCTCAAGAACAGCTTCGAGACTCGTTCAGCCGTTGGTGGCAAACTTTAGATGATCGTAAGCAGATAATTCTGCGCGAGTCCGGCATGGTGAATCACGATGATGCGCTATCGCTTAGAGGCGGCAGACTGCTCCTCAGTATGCAGCCTGAGGTACGAGATGGGGTGATCAGAGAGGCCGTAGGACGAGCATGATGCGTCTTGCTGCGGATCAAAATGGCGGAAAAATTCACGTGGCATACGCTAAGACGCCCGCGCGCCGATCACCCCCCAGGCGCCCCCAATAAATCCTATGGTTAACGGAAGCCTTGCCATGACCTGGAGCGCTGCCGTCAGCCATAGCAGAGTCCAGGCTAGACCTGCCGTCCTGGCGCGCCTCGACTACGACAAAGCGCGGCAATAGGACTCCAGCCCTACGAGTTGCCCAGGTCTCGAGCGGAATTGACAATTCAATACGCTCGAATAGAATTGCCTCATGTCCAGAAGGAGTGATTCAGACATGACGCAACGCTTTGTCGCCTATTACCGGGTCTCGACGGCCCGTCAGTCTCTCGGTCTCGAGGCGCAACGCGCCGCCGTGCTCGCCTATGTTGCTGGCAAGGGCGAGTTGCTCGAGGAGTATCGCGAGAAGGAGAGCGGGAAACGCCACGAGAACCGGCCCGAGTTGACCAAGGCTCTCGCCCATTGCCGCAAGGCAAAGCTTACGCTTGTCATCGCGAAACTAGATCGACTTGCCAGGAATGTTGCTTTTGTTTCCAAGCTCATGGAATCGAAGGTTGAGTTTGTCGCCTGCGATTTTCCGATGGCGAACAAACTCACGATTCACATTCTCGCCGCCGTTGCCGAGCACGAGCGGGAAATGATCGCGCAACGTACCAAAGACGCTTTGCAGGCGAAGCTCGCCCAGGGCGCGCAGCTTGGAAAGTTCCTGCGCGGCACTGCCATCAACAAAGAGACGGGAGAGACGCGCGACCCGTCACGCGCGCGCGCCATGGCTGCCGAGACCCTTCGGAACGCTGCCGACAAGCGCGCAGCAAACGTTCTGCCGATCATCGAGAAGATCCGCATGCAGGGGACTACGACCCTGTCAGGTATTGCCGCAGAGTTGAACGAGAGAGGCATTAAGACGGCCCGCAGGAACGGCCAATGGCACGCGCGCAGCGTCGCCCGCATCGTCGAGCGAGGCGCTTCCTAAGCAACGGCTGCCGAGCCTCGAGACGAGCGCACTACGACGAAAGGAGACGCCAAGAAAAAGATGCGTTTTTCCGCATTTTTTGCACCAGGAAGACTTGACAGGATCAGCCTACCAGCTAAGATCAACTTGTATCAACCGCAGGGCTCTGCCCAGGAGATCTTCAATGTCCAAAAACCTTCATGCCGAAATCACCGCCCGCGTTCTGGCTTCCCTGAAGAGCGGAACGATTCCCTGGCGTCAGCCCTGGGCGGCGAATTCGACTGGCTCGAGCGCCATGCCGCGCAATGCCGCAACGGGTCGCGCCTACTCAGGCGCAAATGTTCCGCTGCTTTGGATGGCAGCCCAGGAGAAGGGTTATACTCAGCCGCTTTGGTTGACCTTCAAGCAGGCGCTCGACCTGGG